CTTATGTATGGTGGTTCTGCTTACGCTTATGCTAATGATCCAGATTTTGAATCGGTAAAGTGGAGTGAGAACAAGTGGCAAGAAGCTATTGATGCTTTCTACGCAAAGTACAAGGGGTTAGCTGCTTGGCACACAAGCATATACAAAGAGGTAGTAGAGACAGGACGACTTAGAATGCCAACTGGCCGGGTTTTTACTTTTGAACCTAAACCCTCAAGGTTTGGACCTAAGTGGCCTCGCACAGAAATACTTAACTTTCCAGTTCAAGGTACTGGTGCTGACTTAGTAGCAATTACTAGAACACTTGCTTTTCAACGTATAAAGAAAGAGAAACTGAAAGCACTGTTTGTTTCTACGGTGCACGATTCAATTCTGTGTGATTGCCCAATAGAAGAAGCTAAGTATGTCGGACAGATTCTTTTAGAGTCTATTCAAGCTACTCCAAAGCGTTTTAGTGAGTTATTTAACGTAAATTTTGATCTACCCTTGACAGGAGAGGTTGAAATGGGGTATAATTATAAACAGATGGAAGATATTACAAATGATCTCAAATAATATGAGAACCTTCGATGAATGGTCTTCTGCTGGTTTTAAAATTTTAAAAGGAAGTAAAGGAACTAAAATAAATGGTAAATGGTATTTTTCTTCTAACCAAGTAGTAAAATTTACTAGTAGACAACGTAGACAGTATTGGAATAATACTAATCTAGGTGATCATAAAGGAATGGATAATCCTCACTATGATTATAGGTATGGAGATTTTGATTCTGAAGACCATATATAGTATAATTTTTATTAATTAAAGGAATGTAAATTGCAAATTAAGATTGTTTCACTAGATGCAGAACTACGTACCGCAAAGAACGGTAAGACTTACAAAGCCCTGACAGTTGTGTACAAGGGTGACAGTGGTAAGATTGAGAATAAACTTCTTCTACCATTTGGTGATAATGAACGCACAGCAAAGATTCTTGCTGAAGCAGAGATTGGTTCAGTATGGGATGTAACACCAGTAAAGAACGCAAGTGGTTATTGGGATTGGCCTACTGTTACTCCATCTAGCGGAGCACTAGTTTCTGCTCCATCAGCCTCACCTGCTACTGGTCGTTCTGCTCCTGCTGAGAATCGTTTTGAGACTGCCGAAGAGCGGGCAAAGAAGCAAGTGTACATAGTACGTCAGAGTTCTATTTCTGCGGCTGTAGCTACCCTGACAGCCGGTGTTAAGACACCACCTGATCCTAAACAGGTGATTGAAACAGCGAAGCAGTATGAAGCATACGTATTTGACACTAATGTAGAAGATGTAGTAGCTTCCCCAGCGAAAGGTTCTCTCTCTGACCTAGAGGATAATATTGATTTCTAAAGACGTGTATAAAAAGTGGCTTACTTCTGCTTACCGCTACTATTGGGGGACAGAAGAACCACTTATGAGTGATTATGAATGGGATTCAATTGGACGACAACTTGATCCAGAAGATTGGGAAGAACTACGTGGTACAGAATATGTACCCGGCCAAAGTCTCTTTTGGCTACCCAAAAATAAGTATCCAGATTGGGCTAAAAAGTGAAAACAAGTGTTATGCAAGTCACTCTCATAGACAATATGGGAGATGACATTTCAGTAGTTAATGCAGCAAGAGTCTCTTTTGATAATGAAAGTAATTGGGAGTTTGTAGAAGCACCTTTATCTGAAAGATATCCTGATAAACTTTACGTAACACAGGTTCTTTCAGAACAAGATCAAAAACTAATTAAATATCTTGCCAAGCACAATCATTGGAGTCCTTTTGCACATACTTCTATTTCACTTAGAATAAAAGCACCTATCTTTGTGGCCCGCCAACTAGCTAAACATCAGGTTGGTGGGGCTTGGAACGAAGTGTCTAGACGATATGTGGATGATGAACCTGAGTTCTATTTCCCAGATGTTTGGCGTGGTAAGCCAGTAAATGCTAAACAAGGTAGTAGTGATGTAATGATACCTGACTTTATTATAGAAAGAGCTTTAGAATGGTATTCATATACTGGGACTGAATACTTAATTACTGAGTGTTGTTTAAAATCTTATTTAGAACTTATAGAATCTGGTGTATGTCCTGAACAAGCACGTATGGTTCTTCCACAGAATACATTTACGGAATGGGTGTGGACGGGCTCTCTTATGTTCTTTGCTCGGGTGTGCAAACTACGGCTTGATCCACACAGTCAGAAAGAAACACAAGTAGTTGCACAGTTAATTGAGGAACACTGTAAGAAACTTTTCCCTTACTCTTGGGAGGCACTATTAAATCAAGATTCTAATTGATGCAGACACATTAGTTTATCGCACAGTTGTCGGAAAAGATGAAGAACATGTTGACAATGTTCTTGATGATCTGTATAATAGTACAACTCAACTACTGCTTGATTTACCAAAAGCAGACTTTATTCAATTTTATCTTACTGGTGCGGATAACTTTAGAAAGACTTCTTACGATTGGTACAAAGCTAATCGAGTAGATATACCCAGACCTGAACACCTAACAATAGGGAAACGTTTCTTAGAGAAAGAATTTGGTGCAACGTGGTCAAAAAACCAAGAAGCAGATGACGATATCGGAATTGAAGTCTTCCGTGATCTTAGTGTTCCGTGTATTATTGCTCATATCGATAAAGACCTTGATCAATTTCCGGGAAAGCATTATAACTATAATAAGAAACAATTTTATACGGTAACTGAAAAACAAGCGCAGAAATGGTTTGTTCATCAGATGGTACTCGGGGATCGTTCAGATAATATCCTCGGGTTTGACGGTTTAATGCGTAAAGAATACCCCAAGAAATTTCAGTACATCTATGAAACTATAGAAATGGAAGATGACTGGATCGAGTGCTTACGATATGTATGGGATTTATATAATCAACACGGCCAGCAAGAGAGATTTCACGATAATGCGGATTGTCTGTGGCTTCTAAAGGAACCTGACAAAAATTGGAAAAAACTTGAGATCGAAATTTGAGGAGGATGTAGCAAAGAAATACCCTGAACTTGGGTATGAAACTGACAAACTAACATATGTTGTTCCTGCCAAAAAGCGAACATACAACCCTGACTGGAAAATTAGAGACAGAGTTTACATTGAAACTAAAGGCAAGCTGGATCGAGAAACAATTGAAAAAATGCTTCTCGTCAAAGAGCAAAACCCCGATGCTACTATTTATCTTCTCTTTCAACGAGGGACAAATAAGTTGCGTCGGGGTTCTAAGATGACATATTTAGATTGGGCGAAGAAAAATGGATTTACCGCTGCTTGCTGGCAGCAAACTAGGGGAGAAATTCCCGAAGATTGGTTAAAGGATAATAATGACAATAAAAATGTATCTGGTTCTTGAACGTACCCCACTGTTCTCTCTTGATGAGGAAATGCAAAATCTTACTGATCCAGTAGTGGAAGTAAGTGAGGATTTCTTTAACTCATTTTCAGAAGTTGAAACGCAATTCCGAGTTTTTCAAGAAGCTTTGTTTCAAATCTATTTTGAAAATGAACTACTTAAACGAAAGACTACAGTGATTGAAGAAGATGATGATGACGATGAAGAAATCTTTGAACCAGTTAACGATGAACCTCAACGAACACTACATTAAAAATGATACGCCACTTTGTGTTACCTGATACTCAGGTAAAACCCGGTGTGCCTTTAGATCACCTTACGTGGGCCGGGTGCTATGTCGCTGAAAAGAAGCCGGACGTAATTGTGTGTATGGGGGATTTCGCTGATATGGAATCCCTTTCTTCTTATGATGTGGGTCGTAAGTCCTTTGAAGGAAGATCCTACAAAGCTGATATAGAGATTGCCCATAAAGCTATGGGTATGTTTCTCGACCCCATTAAAGAGTTACAACAGCAACAACGTCGTAACAAAGAGAAGATCTATAAGCCACGCTATATTTTTACTTTAGGAAATCATGAGCAAAGAATCGAACGAGCAATCGACCAAGACAGAAAACTGGATGGACTTGTCTCCATTCGAGACCTTCCCCTTTCTGGTTGGGAAGTCTACGACTTTCTACAGCCAGTTGTGGTGGACGGCATCTGCTATTCCCATTATTTTACTTCTGGGCAGCTCGGCCGCCCTTGCGTCTCTGCTCGTCAAATCCTAACTAAGAAACACATGAGTTGTTTTGCTGGGCATCAACAAGGACGTGATATTGCTTACTCTCAACGAGCCGATGGTAAGCACATGACAGCGATTATCTCTGGTTCTTTTTACCAGCATGAAGAGAACTATCTCAATAAACAAACAAATGATCACTGGCACGGTTGTTGGATGCTGAACGATGTGTCCGACGGAAGTTTTGACGAAATGCCCCTGAGTATACAATATCTTCATAATAAGTATGGATAAAAATGTAACCGCTGTAATAGAACGAATGTTACAGCGTTCTGATGTAGGATTACGAAAGTATGGCGTAACCACTGAACGTACTGATCTTACGACTGAGCAGTGGTTTACTCATCTTCAAGAAGAATTAATGGATGCTTGTATTTATATTGAGAAACTAAAAAATGCAAATTGATGAATATACAATCTGGACTCGCTCGACTGCTATCTATCCTGAGAGAGAAGCTCTTCAGTATCTGGCTCTTGGTCTATGTTCCGAGGCTGGAGAAGTTGCCGGTAAAATTACGAAGTACATACGAGATGGTGGCTTTTCATCGGAAGAATTAGAAAAGGAACTCTCTGATGTATTCTGGTATCTAGCTCGACTAGCAGATACTCTTGGTGTAAATTGTACAGAGATTCTAGAACTAAATGTAAATAAACTAGAGGATCGTAAAGCTCGTGATGTTCTACGCGGCTCAGGAGACAATCGTTAATGTTTGACCCTATCACCCTACTAGCTGCACTTGGTCCTCTCGTTGTAGAGGCAGGTAAGGCCACTATTCAGAAGTATATTGCTACTGATACCTACAAGCCTACTAGTGTAGATGAGGTAGTAAAGCTAAAACAACTTGAACTTGACACGTTCAAGGCAGTAAATGAAGCAGGTGGTACTAATCCTTCTTACCCTTGGGTAGAAGCTATTATTCGGCTACAACGTCCTTTCGTTGTCGTTGGTGTAATTGGTACTTGGGCGGCGTGTAAGTTCTTCGATATTAAATGTGGGATGGAAGTAGAAAACTTTGCTGCTGCTGTAGGTTTCTACCTGTTTGGTGATCGATCACTGTTCTACGCAAAGCAGACAATCAAGTGACCCTCAAGAAAGATATTCCAGTAGAGCGGAATAAAGAGAAGCGCCTCTCAAAGAGGGGCGTTTTGTATAAAGAAATAAAGCGAGAGTGGGAACAACAAGTAAAAGAATTCAAAAAGAAAACTAATGAAAAGTAATCGATTTAAGACAGATATTGCTCGTAATGTATTTAAGAACAAATATGCACAAGGACCCAACGACACTTGGGATGCTCTATGCGACCGGCTGGTAGAGGATGTGTGTGGTACTCGATGGGGTACTGAACGTCCTCTTATGTCGGATGGTGATCGAAAGCAATTAGCGCAGTATATGAAAGAATTTAAATTCGTTGCTGGAGGTCGTTATCTATACTATGCGGGTCGTGCTGCTAAGTTTTACAACAATTGTTATCTTCTTCGAGCAGAAGAAGATTCTCGTGAAGAATGGAGTAATGTAACATGGCGAGCTATGTCTTGTCTGATGACTGGTGGTGGAATTGGAATCGATTATTCTAGACTACGTGCTTCTGGAAAACCACTTACACGAACTGGAGGCACAGCTAGCGGCCCGATCCCGCTTATGTACGCTATTAACGAAATCGGACGAAATGTTATGCAAGGAGGCAGTAGACGATCTGCAATCTATGCGTCGCTCAATTGGCAACACGAAGACATCCCTATCTTTCTTGGAGCAAAAAATTGGAGTTCAGAAGTTAAAGCACTCAAAGCAACTGACTTTAATTTCCCCGCTCCACTGGACATGACGAATATTTCTGTGAACTATGATGATGCGTGGGGATTTGATCCCAATAATCCTGTGTTTCTACAGAATGTACGGCAAGCGATGGAAACCGGAGAACCGGGATTCTCTTTCAACTTTGGAGACAAACAAAATGAAACTCTTCGTAATGCTTGTACAGAGGTTACATCAGAAGATGATTCTGACGTGTGCAATCTTGGTTCTATTAACATTGGTAATGTAGGAAGTTTGGATGAGTTCAAAGATGTCATCAATCTTGCGTCTAAATTTCTCGTCTGCGGCACTCTCCGGGCTGAGCTTCCTTACGACAAAGTGTATAAAGTTCGGGAAAAGAACCGTCGCCTTGGACTTGGCCTTATGGGAATCCACGAATGGCTCCTCAAAAAAGGTCAACGATACGAAGTAACACCTGAACTACATGAATGGTTAAAAGTATATGAACGAGAATCCGAACGAAGTGCTAACGAACATTGTGAAAGATTGTATATCAGCAAGCCAGTCGCTTACCGAGCTATCGCACCCACTGGATCAATTGGAATTCTTGCTGGCACTACAACGGGAATTGAACCGCTATTCGCTGTGGCTTATAAGCGGCGTTA